AGAGACGGACACATGATTGGCTTTAGCTTATCCTACGAAAAAGACAAGGGTGCATATGTACTCACAGACATTATAGACGAAGAAGTAGAAGCACTAATGCAAAAGATATTTGATACAAAACAAGTAGTCTTTCATAATGCAAAGTTTGACTTAGCTTTCTTTGAATATCACTTTGGATTCAAGTTTCCAAACTTTCATGACACCATGCTTCTACATTATTGTTTAGAAGAATTACCTGGCACACATGGATTAAAACAACTTGCTTTAAAATATACTCCTTATGGAGATTATGAAAAACCAATGCACGATTGGATAGCAACTTATAAAAGACAAAATAGAATACTTAAAGATGATTTTCAATGGGATAGTATTCCCTTTGATGTAATGAAAGTATACGCTGCAATGGACGCAGTAGTAACTCTATTAGTCTTTGAAAAGTTATATCCTGCTGTTAAGAAAAATGCAAAGCTGTGGTCAGTATATGAAAATATACTAATACCTGGCTGTAGATTTCTAACAGATATTCAAGATGTTGGTGTGCCTTTCGATAAGGAAAGATTAGCAAAAGGAACTGTACTCATGCAAAACGATATTGATGACGCAGTTACTAAACTATATGAATTTCCTGAAGTAGCACAGTTCGAACAAGTAAAGGGAAAAGAGTTTAACCCTAACAGTACAGTACAACTACGGTCTTTGCTTTTTGACTTTGTAGGTCTTAAACCCACAGGAAAGAAAACAGGAACAGGTGCACATAGTACTGATGCGGAAGTCTTAGGACAACTAGCAGAGAAACACGCAATCCCCGAACACATACTTTCTATAAGAAAGAAATCAAAGATTAAAAATACTTACTTAGATAAAATTTATCCCCAGTTAGACAGAGATGATAGACTTCGTACAGGATTTAATCTACATGGTACTACCTCTGGGAGACTATCTTCTAGTGGTAAAATGAATATGCAACAAATACCTAGAGACAACCCTATTGTTAAAGGTTGTATAAAAGCTAAGCCTGGCAACAAGATAGTTGCAATGGACTTAACAACAGCAGAAGTATATGTTGCAGCTGTTCTTGCTGAAGATAAAAACCTACAAAAAGTATTCTTAGATGGCGGTAACTTCCACAGTAGTATTGCTAAGTTAGTTTTCGGACTGCCTGGTGATGTAGAAGATATTGCAAAAGATTACTCAACTGAAAGACAGGCTGCAAAAGCTGTAACTTTTGGTATTATGTATGGTGCTGGAGCAAATAAAATATCTCAGCAAGTAACTCAAGACTCAGGCAAATACTTTAGTGTAAATAATGCACAAGAAGTTATTGATGATTACTTTCGACAGTTCTTTAAGTTAAGAGCATGGATTGATAAGAGTAGTAAATTTATTATGGATAACGGATTTATATATTCTTACTTCGGTAGAAAGAGAAGATTACCTAATGTTCGCTCCGACAACAAAGGAATCTCAAGTCATGAGGTTAGGTCTGGTATGAACTTTCTTGTTCAATCAACAGCCTCAGACATTAATTTACTAGGTGCTATAGATGCACATAATATAGTAAAAGATGCACCTTACAAAGCAGATATATTTGCTCTTGTCCACGACTCAATCTTAGCAGAAGTGGAAGAAGATGCAGTAGAAGCATACTCTCATGTTATAAAAGAGTGTGTACAAAGAGATAGAGGACTTTCTATTCCTGGCTGTGCTGTAGGTTGCGACTTTGATATTGGAGATGATTACTCCTTTGGAAAATTTGAAAAGATGTATGATATATGATGAAATACAGTTTCCTTTATTCGTAGTACACACAGATGAAATAACTTTTGTTGACGATATTCTATGGGTAGAAAACTTTGTTTTAGATGATAGAAATATGAAAGGAACGACTCTTGGAATAAGGAGGCTACAAAGTCCTATGAAAAGCATATACCCTTTAAAGTATATGATAAAGGATATACCCGCATATTTACAGCATCAGGGCAAATATTATATAGATACTCTAGGTCATTTCTTTACGAAAGAAAAGAACTATACCGCTGAACTAAAATATCACAAAATTTTAAGAGTGGACAAAAAATTAACAGTCAGTGTACTCTGGCTAAAAGATTGCCCTTTCCCTTTCACTCTTGAAAGACCTCTGCCCGAGTCTTGTACTTGGGCAGGGATTTTATATAGGGAAGGCATACCGTGGATACTATATGATGTATCTGAAGATAAAAAGAAAGACACATGGAGAAAAGTGTGAAGTTTAAATCACATCATTACAGACCTCTAATACCAGAGGTAACAATTAAAGAATCAGATATTAATGGTCTAGGATTGTTTGCGCTTGAAGATTTAAAAGCTGGAGTGTTCATTGGAGAAACTCACATATGGGAAGAAAAAAGATGGGATTGGATTAGAACTCCTTTAGGTGGTTTTATAAATCATGCTGATATTCCCAACTGTTATATTAACACTAATATACACTACCATAATGGACAGCAACGAGAATTATATACAGTTAGACCTATTCACGCTGGAGAGGAAATGACAGTATTCTATACAGTAGGGTACGATGATATACTACAATGAAAAAACTTTGGAGATTATGGGCAAAAAGTCTAGGAGAGAAAGTTGGACCAGATAAAGATGCTGATGCTGTCGCTATTTTGCGTAGTATCGTTGTACTTGTTAATTTTCTTACATGCTTTGTCATAGTAGCAGGCGTATATCACCACTGGTAATATGAAAGCAGTAATAAGTGATAGGATATACCTAGAGGTACTTCCGCATACTCAGAAGAAGATTGATGATGAATTAACATATGCAATACCTTCTTTTAAGTATGGTGATCCGCCAATTATAATTAAGAATATGGCTCTTATTAAACAAGGGCTAGTGGCTATTCCTGTTGGAAGAACGGATTTAATACCAGATGACCACGAGATAGTAGATAAACGAACGGATATTCCAGTAGAATTTCCTTCATTTAAGTTTACTTTACGACCTTCTCAGCAGTCTGTATATAACGATTTGGAAGACAGTAGTATAATTAACGCATGGGTAAGCTGGGGTAAGACATTTACAGCTTTAGCAATAGCTGGTAAGCTTGGTCAAAAAACTCTAGTAGTAACCCATACTTTATCTTTAAGAAAGCAGTGGGAAACTGAATGTAAAAAAGTATTTGGTTTTACACCTGGCATTATTGGTAGTGGTAAATTCGAAATTGATAGTCCTGTTGTGATAGGTAATATTCAGAGTTTATATAGAAAGATTCCACAAATTCGACAAGAGTTTGGAACTATTATTTTAGATGAAATGCATCATGTTAGTAGTCCGACTTTTTCAAGAATTATAGATAAAAATTGTGCTAGATATAAGATTGGTCTTACTGGTACATTGCAAAGAAAAGATGGTAGGCATGTAGTCTTTAGAGATTACTTTGGAGATAATGTCTACAAACCACCAAAGG